TAATACATGCTGTGTTTCCTTTAAAAGATATTAAACATAGAGTAGGTGGGACTGCCATCCGCGACCTACACTTATTTATATAAGGAGATAGTTTAAACTATGCAAATTTGGCAAGAAAAAGAAATTCCTATCGGTGAAATTGAAAATCTTCTTAAAGAAGGTTATGAAATTGAAGTAGATTCACCAGATGGTTGGGTTGGTGTTAATTATTTTATTAACAAAGGATTTTATCAAGAATATATTTTGTCTCTTGATAATAACAACAGTTATGTACGATGTAATGCAGATCATCTATTTGAAACATCAACTGGTTGGATTAGTGCTGATGAATTATCTAAAATTGGTGCAGTTAATATTTTAACGAAAAATGGATACGTAAAAGGCACAGTTAAAAAAACTGATGATATAATTCCAATCGTTGATATTAATGTTAATCATCCAAATCATCGTTATTATACGGAAAATATATCTTCACATAATACAGGTGTTGGCAAAAGCTTATTCATGTGTCATCAGGCTGCTGGTAATTTAATGGATGGTAAAAACGTTCTTTATATTACACTTGAAATGGCAGAAGAACGAATCGCAGAACGCATTGATGCTAATCTTTTAGACATTACACTAGATGATTTGAAAAATATGAGTAAAGATGAGTATACGCGAAAGCTTGAAAGATTAAAGAGTAAAACGTCTGGTAGATTAATCATTAAAGAATACCCAACATCAACAGCAGGATCATCTAATTTTAGATACTTATTGAATGAATTGAAGATTAAGAAGAATTTTAAACCAGATATCGTGTATATTGATTATTTGAATATCTGTGCTTCTTCTAGATTGAAGTATACTTCAAATATTAATACATATATGTATGTTAAAGCAATTGCAGAAGAACTTAGAGGTTTAGCAGTAGAGTTTGACATTCCAATCATAAGTGCTACTCAAACTACACGCAGCGGTTATAGTTCGTCAGATGTAGGTCTTGAAGATACTTCTGAAAGTTTTGGACTACCGGCTACTGCAGATTTTATGTTTGCTCTTATTAGTAATGAAGAATTACAAAATCTTAACCAAATTTTAGTAAAACAATTAAAAAACAGATATAATGATTTGTCTGTTAATAGACGATTCGTTATTGGTGTCAATAGAAAAAAAATGAAATTATATGATGTTGAAGAAAGTGCGCAGAAAGATTTAGTAGATGATACTCCCATTATGGATAAAGGTTCTTATGGTGACAGAGAAAAAGCTACACGAAAAATAAAATCTATGAATTTTGACGATTTCAAATAATTTAAGAAAGAGAGTTAGAATTCTAACTCTCTTTTTTTTATAAATAATCTCTGAAATATATTTCAGGGAAAGATTTAATTAAATGGTTTCTAACAACACAGATGTATTTAAGCAGATTGCAAATTTATTAGATTCTGTATCAGTTAAATACAATTTCCAAGTAGCTAAAAATTTGCAAACTGGAAAACCATCTTCTGATAAAAGTGGTGGTCGCGAATATCGCATGCAATTAATTAATACTAGCTTAGATAAATCAGAAGAATATAAAAACATATTACCGAGTCTCATTCAAAATATACCAAATATAAGTCAAGTAAAATTCAATAAATTATCACCCAATAGTTCAAAATATTCATCTGTTTCATTTGTTTATGAAAATAATTCGATAGATGTTGTTATAGCAAAAGGTTCTAATAAAGGTGAAAATTTTGAAAAACACACTGTTAATGATTTAAAAAATTATTTTGCTCGTAGTAATGTAAATACAGATTACGACAAGCTTATTAATAAAATGATATCATCCAATGATGAATTTGCTAAACATGAAATGATTAAGGTTGAACAACGAATCGGTTCAACACGAAAAGAAGGCGTACCGATTGACAAACTAGGTGAAATTATAGGTGACATTGTCATTACTGACAGCACTGGGAAAAAATGGTTTATTTCTTTAAAGGATGTTAACGGGGATACGTTTAGTTCATATTCCGGTGCTTCAACACTTTTCAATAAAGATGGTGATCTAATACTAAAATCAGACGGTGCTAATTTTTTAAAAGCATTTGGTGCTGATTTAAATTTAATACAATCTGGTTATGATTTAAGAAATAAAATTAAAAAAGTTAGATCACGCATTCCTGTACAAAAAGTGAATCAGAACGCATTAAAATCAATATTTCAGCGTGCATGGGGTATGAACTATTTTTATGTTAGAAAAATGAGTGGTGGGGATTGGAAAGTATTTTGGATCGATAACGATGTATTAAATAGATTAACTTCAAATATTCGAATAGATAGTATTAAGTATCCGTCTACATCGTTAAAACAAGTATCAATATATTGTAGCAACTCTTACGCGAGTTATTTTGTAGAAATAAGAAATAGTAAAGGCGGAGAGTATCCAAACGATATAAAATTTAAATGCAAATCTTTATCACTAAAATAACAACTTGGTAGAAATATATGCTTACTTTTTCTAACTTTATAAAAGAATCGCTTGATGTTGATAAATTAAAACATTTAGAACATGCAGAAGATCATATAATACACGGCGGTAACGAGGGGTTGTCTCATGCTATAGGCAATTTAAATGATCTTCATCAATTTTTAACTGGCGCTAAACCAACTAGCAAATTTACTACTAAGTACGATGGTAGTCCAAGCGTGGTATTTGGTGTTAATCCAGAAAACAAAAAATTTTTTGTAGCATCAAAATCCGCTTTCAATAAAAATCCAAAAATTAATTATACACCTGAAGACATTCAAGCCAATCATGGGCACGCGCCCGGTCTAGTTCAAAAACTAAACCAAGCACTACAACACTTGCCTAAAATAATGCCAAAAGATAAGAATGATGAGATGAGCGGCGTTTATCAAGGTGATTTTCTTTATGATAAAAATGATGTTGAAGACGAAGATGGTAAGTATAAATTTACACCTAATACTATAACTTATTCAGCTGACAAAAATGCACCTCAGGGTAAAAAAATTAACGATTCACAGATCGGGTTTGTTGTTCATACTAAGTACGAAGGAAAAGATCTTCCTAGTATGAAAGCTGGATTTGATGTTGATCATTCGCAGTTTAAACAACACCCAGATGTTAATCTCGTAAACCCTGAAATAAATGATAAGTCTAAAACGCAATATACCAAATCTCAACAAGACAAGTATCAACAGCATATCATCGATGCAGCCGATGCTTATTCAAAAATGGATCCTGAGTTTTTAAATAAACTTAGTGATCATGATGAAATGCTAAAAAGATATATCAATCAGACTGTTAGAGATTCTAGTACACCAAATTCTATTGATTATTCATCTTTTATTGAAGATAAAAGAAATAAAGAACTATCTAAGCTTAAAACACAAGCAGCTAAAGATAAAAAAGCTGATACTTTTAATAAATTAATTTCTGACATTAAAGATGATCGTGATAATTTTGATAAATCTTTTAATCTTCATCATCATTTACAGAAAGCTAAAGATGTATTAGTAACATCTCTTGGTAATCCTACAGATTTTGAACATAGTGTAGGTGGAAAAACTGTTAAACCAGAAGGATTTGTTTCTATTAGAGATGGCCGACCGACTAAACTAGTTGATAGAGCAGAATTTAGTAGATTAAATTTCGCTAATAATAGAGGAGCCGGTGAACCTGATACTAGTACATCCGAAGATCTTGGTGTTAAAAAACCACACGTATTTGCTTTCGGCAGAATGAATCCACCGACTGTTGGTCACGGCGCTTTGGTAGATAAAGTTCACGAATTAGCAGCTGCTAATAAATCTGGACACTCTATTGTATTATCTTCTTCACAAGATCCAGAAAAAAATCCTTTGAGCCCGGATCAAAAACTTAAGCACGCCAAAAGATTTTTTCCAAATACTAATATTAGTGTTGCTTCCAAAGATTCACCTTCATTTATAGATCAGGCAGATAATCTACACAAACAAGGTGTCGATCATCTCATCATGGTAGCTGGTTCGGATCGTACTGATGAATATAAACAGTTGCTTGATAAGTACAATGGTAAAGGTCCAAACAAAAGATTCAATTTTAAGCGTATTGACGTGGTGTCAGCTGGTCAACGCGATCCAGATGCTGAAGGCGTTGAGGGTATGTCAGCATCTAAAATGAGATCACATGCTATGGATAGAAATTTCAATCAATTTTCTAAGGGTATACCTAGACATGTTGATCCTGAACACGCCAAAGAAATGTATAACGATGTTCGTAAAGGAATGGATATAAACATCGATCAAAATACTTCTGGTATCTCATTATCACGCTACGCTAAAAGAAATGATGAGATAGGAATGAAAGCTAGAAATGAAATAGAACGACGTAAAGTAATAAAAAATTCAAAAGCGGCTATCAAAGAAGATAATGTCATGACATCTTCTGGTGGTGAAATAAGAGGTTTAGGTTTAGTATCAGGAAATCCTTCCGGCAGTTTAACTACATACGCTGCAATGAATGCTACAGATGCTGATACACGAGATCAAATACTTAGAGGTTTAATAAAATTTAGTCATTATGATTATCATGGTAGTATAGATTTAAATAAAAAAGATAAAAACAAGTTAATAACTAAAAAATAACCGTTTTTATAAATAAAACAAAAAAAGAGTAGTGCTATGAATATAGAAGAAAAACGCGGTCTTTGGGACAATATCCATGCTAAGCGAGAAAGAATTAAGCATGGTTCTGGTGAACGCATGAGAAAGCCCGGCGAGAAAGGTGCACCCACGGCTGCTGACTTTAAAGCTGCTAGTGAAAGTGTCACAATATCGCGTGAAAAATCAAAACATTTTAAGACGCCAGAAACATCGGAACTACAATCAATAGATCCAAACGATCCTGATTCAAGATTCGATGGTACTAAATCAGTAGTTTGTGTGTACAAAAAAGCTACACCGGGTCAAATAGTAAAAAAAGTAGTGAGAGAAGCTAGACTAGTTGAATGTAATGGAAATTGTACGTGTGGTAAATTTCCACCAGTCTCTGAAGCCGAGTATCACGGTAGAGAAGTACAGCTTAACAAACCTATGAAAGGTGATGTTAAGAAATCAAAAGTTTATGTTAAAGATCCGAATACCGGCAACATTAAGAAAGTAAATTTTGGTGATAAAAACTTATCAATAAAGAAACATATTCCTGCTAGACGCAGATCATACTGCGCGAGATCAAGCGGCCAGGGTAATCTAACAGATAAGACTAGCGCAAATTACTGGTCAAGAAGAGCTTGGAACTGTTGATGAAAACATTTAAACAATATAAAAAAGATATTGATGAGCTTAGTGTTCCACAAGGAACTACCGGTAAACGTAAAAACATTAGTGCACCGATGGTAGCTATACGAATGGCGTCTGGTAAGATAGAAAAACACCCACCAGGTAAAAGTGCAAGTTCAGGTGGTGGAAACGGAAGTTAATATAATTCGAAAGTAAATTTAATGGCGCAATTTAGAAAAGATACTCACCAATATTTATCAGACGGCAAAACTATTTTTGAAGTAATGATGTTAGCTGATCAATTTGGAAATCTTATTGGCCCAGCAAATCCAACCGGTACAGCTGTAGATGCTTTCGGCAGAGCTAGATCATCGCAACCTTTTACTCTTTTTGATTCATTTCATCGTTATGATGAAAATGATAAATTTTGTACGTCTAATAGTGCTGGTGGTACTTATTCGTTTGTTTCAAATACGTCATCTATTGATTGTACAATTACTACTGCATCTGGCGCTTATGTATACAGAGAAACTAATAAAGTATTTTCTTATCAACCGGGTAAATCATTACAGATTATTCAATCATTTGTAATGAATCCAGCTAAAAATAATCTTAGACAGAGAATAGGTTATTTTAGTGCAACAAATGGTTTTTTTCTAGAAAATAGTGGTACTTCAACTGTTCAATTTATTAAAAGATCAAGCGTAACCGGTAGTGTTGTAGATACTGCAGTAACACAATCTAATTGGAATATTGATAAACTTGATGGTACAGGAGCTTCCGGTTTAATACTCAATCTTGATGATCCA